TACTTTATGATTGATTTTTACCCTGTTTTTGTTTTTGGCGACTGGTTTGGGACCAGTGCGCCAGTTCCCCATCGAGTAGAGGGGAACTATGGAGCCTCGAGAGGCTCTTTTTCCGGTGCTGGCGTTCCGCCAGCCTCCGGTGTTGGTGTTGGCTCCTCTGTCGCCTTTGCGCCCTCTGTGGGCGCTATTGGATCGTCTGGCGGCGTTTTGCCGCTGACGTCGATCATTTGCCGCCCTGGCATTGCCAGTGCCGGCAGTTTTTTCAGCAGTTCGTCTGTATTCGCTGGATCGTTAACGTACGCGAAGAACGCTGCTGGTGATTGATTGAACTCCATCCGGAGTTCTGAGGGCAGTGCATCGAAGATTTCCCGCCCTTTTGTCAGTTGGATTGTCGCTTCGAAGAAGTCGAAATCTGCGAAGTCGCCGTAGGAGCCTTCGTATTTTTGTATGTGTGATAACGTCCCGGCCTTTTGCGCCCGGTGCAGTATTTTATTGATGTCCGTTTCGTCCTTGAAGGCCTGTTTTGTCCGGCCATCTTTGTATATTGGTTGGACAAGCCGACCGTTTTTGTCGTGCTTTCCGTGTGTTTGAATGCTCATTATCTGCCCCTCATGTGCCAGCGTAGCTTCGCCAAGCTGTCTTTTGGTGTTTCGGGTATGGCAAAGGTTCTCACCTTGCCTTTATTTCTCAGTCTAGTTCGGCCTTGTATACGCCGAATGATTTGCTCGTTTGTGTTTTCCTCGATCGCGTTGTTAAAGCTATTACCTAGCCTAAGCGCTGCGAATGCCGATCCGCCAATCGGTCCCAGGACCGAATAGGCTTTCCATACATCGCCGTGCGGTCCGCCGAATAACGCTTCGCGATTTCTGGCCTCTATTGCGGCCATCACGGCGTTTGATGTTGCTGATTTTAGTAATTGTTCATTGATTGCAGATTGCGTTCCGATCCGCTTTGTTTCTTGTACACCTTTTCCGGTGTTGGCGCCGCGTTCGGCGCCTTCGACTGCAGCCCCCCCGATAGATTTCATCTGGGCCATATTGCCTGCCGGGGTGGATGCGTCGAATTGTCCGGCGAGTATTGGATTTAGGCCGCCTTTTTTCAGGTCGGCCATTCGCCGTTGTATTGCTGTGTTAGACATACGCTCCTGAAAGTCGCGATTTCTTTGTGCTTCCCTACGGTTCGCTTTATTTGCCGATGATTGTCCGAAGGCGGAGAACACTCCGCCAATAACGGACCCCGCTACTGCCGCTGTCCCTGGGTCAATAATGCCCCTTTGCTTGAACGGCGTTTGCATTAGAAGCGGTCAATGCCGCCTGGTACGCCGTAGACAGGTAGCGGGCGGGCTGCTTTTATTTCGTGGTAGAAGTCCGCAAAGAATTGCGGTTGTGATGGTACGGCGATTGCTCTATCCAGAGGCACGCCGGTATTTGCTTCGATGAAGGTGGCGCCTAGCGCCGGTAGCGATCCGAAGTCCTCGGACAAATGCCAGGATGCTAGTGTACCTGATGCATCCGGTCGCATAAGGCCCGTGAGTTTACTGTTCAGAAAACGATATTCCGCAAACCGTTCTTGATAAGCGAACACGTTATCGTCCGGGTTTGCCGTGCCTGTTAGCCAGATTTCTTTGTTGAGGATCGACTGCTCCCCGATGCCTTGCAGCACGGGATAGTAAAACTCGAACCGAGTATTTTTTGACCAGTACCGATCAATACCCTGTGAATATGATATGTCGCCCCTTATGTTACCGAGAATGATTACCACGCCGTGTTCGACGAACGATTTTGTCCATGAGTGAGTGCCGGACACCGTGCCGTTGGCGGCTAAATTGCCCACTTTATCGTTTTCCGTTGGTGTCGTTTGTGCGTTGACTTGGGCGACAGGTGAGAGACTAATTACCGACGAACCCCCGCCTAGGAATTCGCTCCTCTGGAGTCTGAAATCGGGTGAGACAACTTTGAAATGTGCCTGGAGCATTTCCACGTAGCGGGTGCCACTTCTTGCGTCCCGCTCGAGTAGTCTTTGTGTTTGAAACGCCAATCGAATGTCGTTTATAGATGGTGCCAGGGCAGCCGTAAGGTCTGCCCTTATATTTGGGAATCCCAAATTGTTTGGATCTTCTTCGAAGAACACTTCGGTCAGGTTACTCGACTCGACTCTTTTCAAGTAGTCCGCGTCGGTCCCTGTCATGTCTGTTTCTCGGCCACTAATTGGGCCGAGTATTGTTGCACCGGCCGCAAATGCTATGCCGGTTATTGGTGCGCTGGTCCCCAATGGGAGACCAACCGCGCTGCCTTTTTGGGGCCATGGGAGCCCCGAGGTAAAATAGTCCTTACGCTTACCGCGTTTTTGTATACCCCCGGTGATGAGATCGCTCGCGCTAGTATTGCCGTCCGTGAGGTTAATTGTAATTGAGTCTTGCAGGTTTTCGTCCCTAAACCATTCATTCCATATTTTTTGATAAGCGCGTATGGGTAAAGCGCTAACGAACGTGTTATCCGGTACTAAGCCGAGAGGCAGGCCCATGTAATCCAGCAGCGATCCCGTTTGGATACCGCTGCTTGTGGCCAGCTTTGGAACGGTGAAATCCGTCGAGTCCCCTGGGTCCACTTGTGAGCCGTGGAATTTTTCGTGATTTTCCCAGATTGTGCGATAGGGCACGAAGAACGCAAATGTCTCAAATCTCAAGTTGTCAAGAATCGGACGTAGCATTGTATTTAAGCGGATGAAGAAAGACGTTTTGCAGGAGAACGTATCCCCTGGAATTATGTCGATTGGCTGACAGATTGGATATAGCAGATCAGCGTCTATCGTGGTCTTTTGTGAGTGTGATAGGTTGAACGACGACCGCGGTATCCCTTGCGTCGGTACTTGCGAAAATTCGTGTTGTGATCTCATGATTTTTTACCTATTGGCATTATTTCGGCGCCGTATTGCTCGACGCCTTTGCTACGGGACAACGCGACCATCTCGAGGCCGGTCGCTAATGTTGAATTTTCTTCGTTGTTTAATTTTCCGTTTAGGTCATCAAATGTGCCTAGCCGGATGAGTGAGTAATCTTCTGGGTGCATCCCACAGGGATGCTCTTCATCGACGCAGATGTTTTGAAATTCACGCATGATTTCACCATCCGCGCGAGCGAAGATAGGCTTCTGATAAGTGCCGCTCGCTGTATCGAAGATCGAGTAAATATTGGTTTTCATTACAATTTCCTCTTGGTGTGTTTAGCTCTTGCGCAGACATATCGTGCCCGAAGTCTCTCGGGTGTGAAGTCTGCTTTGTGAGCTTTGTGGAAGATTTGCCGTAGCTTTTTGATTTGCTCGAGCATAGCGGGATCATCCGTAGATAAGATATTTTGATAATACCGCGGAACCGCGCGTATGACTCCTTTGCCTGGTACAGGGACCTCGTCGCTTGGAAAAATGTCATCTGTGAATTTTTCATAGAATCCTGCGCCTAAGCCGCAGGGTTTCTTTCGGCCAGTTGACATGCGGATATATTCTGGAAGTATCCAGTAGGCTTCGCCATTTTCATCGCATCGCAAATAGTGTTCTTTTGCTTTTTGGCCGGTAATTTTTTTGAGTGAGTATTTTGCACAGTACGCCGCTGTCTCGAAGTTAAGCGCTTGGACCGTGGAGAATCCCCACGGCCAAAGTTTTTCAAGTTCTTTTGAAGTATATGTGTAGAAACCCTCGTCATCCTTCCAGAGGGTTTGGTCGTTAAACTGATGGTTGAAGAGACAGATATGATAGTGAGGGCGTTGGTTTTCGTCGCCATACTCTCCGCAATAGAAATAGCGGATTTTGTTGATGGCGCGTTTTTGTTTTTCAGCGAGTTTAACCTCGCTTTTTCTGAGTGCCCGAATGAATTTTTGTACATCATTCGGTCGAAGTGAGTAATTGGATGGAATAAAGTATCCATCTTTGTATTGTTTTTCGGTGCATTTGTCGGGGTCTCGGTATGTGAGAGTAACAAAGCAATTGCCCTCGTGATTGAGGTGCAAATAAGATTCGTGGATGATTCGGATCGCCCACATGAGAGAGTGATCGAGCCGACAGCCAAGGCACTGACCGCAAGCCACTTCCAGTGTTTGCGCAGTGCCTCTTTGATTGAATGTGAGACCACCGGTTTGTGGGTCCTTATAGCCTTTT